CAGATTGAATCTTTTCTAATAAATAAAAATTATCTCCAATATTTGTCATACCTAAATGTACTAAATAACCTAATTGTTTTTTAGTTCTTAATTCTTCATGAAATTTTCTTTCTAAAACTAATGTTGTTATGAACAAATGTAACCATTTTAATGGAGAAAAAGCACCAATAAAATAATAATTAGTTAAACAGTTATTTTTTTCGTTTTGATTGGGATGATGCATATTAATATCTTCTATTATTTTAATATTTGGAAAATTACTATGAGGATTAAAAACATATTTATTAATTATATCATTTTGGGGTATTTGGTCAGAAGTTAAATTACCATAAAAGAAAACAGTTAATGAACAATCATCAAAAATCTGATTTATAAATAATTTAACATCCGTTTCTTTAATTTTATCTAACTCAGTAATTAATTTTGAATTTAAATATTCATTTGATTGAACACTAATAACATGAAAGTATTTTGAATAGTCCCAAGGATTAGAATTATTTAAATTCATTAATCCCTTTTTTAAAGTATCTATTTTTGTTTCAATAACTTTAGAAGGAATAGAAGCTGTTTGAATTAAATTCAAAGTTTTATTAATAAAATTATTATATTTAATTGGATCATTAGGACAGCTATAATGTATAATTAATGAATTATATTTAGATGAAGTGGTAATTGAAATATTAAAATTTAATGATAAAATATTAAATAATTCTTGATTTAAATAAAAACTTAGGCAACTATCAGTTAAATGAGTTAATAAATAATTTTTAGGAGTATTAAAAAAATTAGGATTTTCTAATATTAAACATCCTTTTATTATTGCTTCTTTAAATTTACTACTACCACCATACCATGTTTTTTCTTTAATCAATGTTGGTTTATCACAATCTAAATTATTTATTAATTCTGTTTTTAAATCTAAAAATGAATTATTCAGATCCAATTTAGATTGAAACTTTACTTTATCAGAATCTATATTATTTATTAAAGCATATTTGGTACCATAGTATGGATCTAAAATTGTTTTATTAAGTTTTGAATCCTTTTTAATTATAATTTTATAATGACTTTTTAAAATATAAGATTTAATTAAATCAACTGAATCAGTATCATTAGTTATTAAAAAATCTCCTGAAAATACTTCATTAAAACTATAAAAACTTAAATTTACAGCTAACCTATGAGATAAAGTTAATGAATCTATTTTTGGTAAATTATCAAAATTAATTTTATATAATTTTTTATAATATTCTACTATCTTTTTCCAATCTAAACTAAATAATTTATCTAATTCATATTTTAATAAACCATCAATTAATTCCATATTTTCTAAACCAGTTTTAGTTAAATTAAAATTTAATCCAAATATACCTTCCTCTTGATGTACATTTGAATGTAAACTTTCTATGTAACCGTTTACTTTTAAATAATTTAAAAATGAATTTTTTGTACCCCTAACTAATAATTCTCCTAAAATTAAAAATAATTTATTCTTTCTAAATCTAGGTTCATTAGGTATTTCCCAGTAGTAATTTAATTGTCGAATGTCAGCTAAAGGAATCATTTCATAAGTTTTATTTTCTTTATCAAAAAATGGCTTCATTAAAGTAAATTTTTCTTTCTGTTTCATAGGAATTTTTCCAAATGTATTATGAATAATTTTTTTTTGCTTGTTTATTTTTAAATTAGAAATAATACTAATATGTAAATTAGATGATGTGTAATACTTTTCGTAAAATTGAAGCATTCTTTCTCTAAGTCCTTCTTTTTTTAAAGTTTCTAAATTACCCGTTGGAAAAGTATTATTTGAACTATTTTCTTTAGAAATATTCTTTATCAATTGATATTCTCTCCAATGGTCACTATTTATATTTTTTTCATGTTCCGCATTTACTGCATTTATTTCTCTATTTACTGAATCTTCGTGAAATAAAGGATCTATGAAAAATCTTGAAAAAATATCAGTTACTTCTTCAATTCCATTATTGAAAACAGAAAAATAATATACAGTATGAAAATGATCTGTGTAAGCATTTGACATTCCACCAAATTTTTTTACAGCTTTTTCATATGTATTTTCTTCTGGATATTTTTTTGAACCTAGAAATAACATATGTTCCAAAAAATGTGCTAAACCTTGATAATCTTTTGGATTTGCTAATGAACCTATGTTTACTGCAACACTAACTATAGTTTTATCTAATAAAGAATCTTCAACATAAACTACTTTAACTCCGTTGTCTAATAATTCTGAATTAAAAATTCTATTTTCATTTTTAGGTAAAATCATTACATTTATTTAGAATTTAATTTTTAAGACAAATATTTTTTGTACTGTGAATAATTCTCATTAAGATTATTTAATAATATCATATCTTCATTGTCAATTTTAAAATTTATAGATATATTATCTAAAATATGTTTTGGATTTAATGATTTAGGAACAATATGAATACCATTTTCTAAAGCCCACTTTAATAAAACTTGTTCAGGTGTTTTCCCTAATTTTTTTGCAATCTCTTCAACTGTTTTATTTTTCTTGTATATAGAACCGTATGCCACTACCTTAATATTTTTATTCTTACAAAAATCAATTAAATCTTTTCTATTTAAAAAAGGATTATATTCAATTTGATTACAAAAAATATATTTAGCTTCTTCTTCACCAATAATATTAATAAAATTTATTAGTTTTTCCAAAGTAAAATTTGATAAGCCAATATTTTTAATTTTTTCAGCTTTTTGATAAAGTCTTAATATATTCCATACATGTAAATCCATATTTTCTACGGGACAGTGAATTAAATATAAATCTATATAATCAGTATTTAAATCTTTGAAAGTTTTTTCAATACCTTTTACAACACCCGGTAAATCACCTTTTTTGGTATTAACAAAAGATACTTTTGAAGTAATCCATATTTTTGTTCTATCAAAATTTTGATTATTTTTAAAAAAGTTTCCAATATATTTTTGATTACGATATACTTCAGCTGTATCTATCATTTTATAACCAAAATTTAAAGCAGATGTTAACATCAAGTCAATTTCTTCTTGAGGTTTTGCTTGATAAGTTCCAATACCAATATGTGGGAAATCCATAAGATAATAAATAAAAATATTTATTTATTATTTTAACAATTTTTTTACTATTCACTAAATGTTGTTTCATTATTTACTGTTAAAACCTCAGATTCTCTTAAAGCTGATTCCCATCCATTTAAAAATTTATTTGCAGGAACCTTATTGTGATAAAAATTATTTACATTTTTATCTCCAATCCATAAATCTTCCAAAGTTAATAACTTTGCAGTTTGTCTAATACTATTATCTTTTACATCATCAATTGATAAATACGGTGTTATAAAAATATGATGATTTATAGAATTAAAATATTCCTTGTCATTTAGGTTTTCTTCAGATATTTCTTTCACAAACTTTTCAATGTCATTATTTTCATTGAGATATTTAATTAAATATTCTATTTTCGGTAAACAATCATATGAATAAGCAGTTATATTATTAGTGTGATAATTAATTAGATTACCAAATAGCGTCGTTGATAAATGATATAATTTTTTAATATAAGCATATGTCATCTCTTTATTATAATCAGATTTTAATAAATCTAGGTAATCATTCTTTAATGGTTCATACAAAACTTTATTTTTTGTGTATAAATCAGATACAGTATTTTCTGATAAAATATTATATAAATCTTGATAATTATCTTTGGTTCTTACAAAAGGTTTTGAATATGAAATTAATCCATTGTTATCCATATTTGAAAAATCTAAACACTCTAATATTAAATCAACAAAACTAGGTACTTTCAATCTTGTATGCTCTTTAAATCTTGATAAATAAGTATTATAATTAGCAGTAGGATTTTCTTCAATTAATTTATAACGTATGTCTGATTTATCTAATTTATCTTTTATTTTTAAACCATCGTTAATTAAAATATGTTTTAAAAATTCTAAAACTTCAAAGTAATCAAGATTTAATTTGTCTTGGTCCGTTAAGAAATTAGTAATATTAGGTGATAACTTAAAATGCCTATTTATTAAAATTTTTGTAAAATTTATTTTACTGCTTTTTTCAAATTCTTGTAAATACTTATTGAAAATATTAATATCAAACTTTACAACATCATTCACTAAACTAATTATAGGCTGTTTCAATCTTGAATATATTCTAAAAATATAATCTATTCCTAATTCAGGTCCAATTTCAAATGAACAGGGTAAATGGTCATTACCAAAAAAATATAATAATAAACAAAAATCATAAATAATCCTGAAATCATTTCCATCAGTCCCTGAAATTTCATTATAGTATTTAATAAGTGAATTTATCATAGAAGGACCGTCAAAGTATTGTATAGTTTCTTCATCTTTTGAATTATGTTTTAATATAGATATGTTAACATCCTTCCTTTTTAAATTAAAATAAGTTTGTTGAACTAACATTAAATGTATTAAATCAGAATCAGTAGTATGTATTAATACATCACCTGTTAATTCTTCTTTTTGAATAAATTGAAATATTTTTACATCTGATTCACCGTTAATACTTCCCTGATTTATAACTGTTTTTAAATTAGGAAGATTTTTTGAATAAAAATTTTGTAATTCTAATTCTAATCTTTTTATTACTGGTGAAATGGGACTGAATGATTTATCAAAAGAAAACCTTTTTTCAATCCACCTAAAATAATTGTATTTAATACCATCTTCTTCCATGTAAAAATTTTTAATATTTCCAAAATAATCATTGAACTTTTGCTTTCTTGAAATAGATTCAAAATAATTTTTACATCTTCTTCTTCTTTGTTCTAAAATTTTAGAAAATGAAGGGATACCATCTATAAAAAAAGCAATTGTTTGAATATTTTTAAGAATATGAAATGTTTCTATTATCTTAGTTGTTGTTAAAATAATTTTATCAATAATCATCATATCAATTTTAGATAAATTGTTTTCTTGTTTGGTATTTATAAAATTAATTAATTTTGTTAAAATTTCATCTTCATTATCGCCATCAAATATAAATTCTATATTTTCACAGTTTTTCTTCCACCATGGTAATTCAAAAATTTCTTGTAATTTATCTTCAGTCTTATTATTTTTAGAATAACTGAAAGGTAAATTTAATACTACTTTAATCACAGTATTTATCTCCTCTTCTAAAGAAAACATTTGATTGTAAATAATAAAATTTAAATCAAATAAGATATGGTTTCCCAACACTTTTCTCTTCATCTCGTCAATTACAAAACCATGATTGAAATTAAGGTTTTTAATTATAAAATTAGATAATCTATCAAAGCCCATTTTTTATTTATTACTATATAAGTAATTTATTTTCTAAATTGAATTTATCAAATAAATTTATTAAAGAAAATCATTATATTGACCAACTCCTAAAGCCACAGAACCTTCAAGATATACTTCGATTTTAATTACACTATCATTATTAATATTTTGTTTCATATAAAAATAGTTCAAAATCTTTTTAATTAAATTTTCCATATAATAAAAAACTTTTAAAGTTAATTCATTTTCTGGATATTTATATATAAGTTTATCATATTCATTTAATTTCAAATTCTTATCAATTTGATATA